TCAGGACGTGGAAAACCCGATCCCCTGCACGCTCACGCCGGGCGTTGGGCTCGCGGTCCCGTCCGGAGCGAGCACATCGTTGCTCAGGTCGCGGACGCGGATCTGCGCTATTCCCTTCGCACCGATCCGGGTCAACGGATCGGGCGGCGCGTGCAGCTGATTGGCCAGCGGAATCCTGACGTCGAATGTCTCGTCCGCGATTCGTCCTTCCACCTCGATGTACGGGTCTTGGAGCGGCGGCGGCTTGCGCAGCTTCGGGGCAAGGCCGAACGTCTGCGTGACGCCGCGCGACTGGCCAACCTCCAGCCAGCCGATGCCGGCCTGCACCGGCAGAACCTCGACCGCATAGGCACGCGGATTGACCTCGGGGAGGACGAACACCGTGACCTCCCGGGCGTGGATCACCTGACCCTTGATGTCGAACGCGACAAGCCCATGCCCACCCAGGGAGACGACGTCGGTCGGCGATTTGCGCGACGGATCGTGGAGCGCCTTCGATGGATCGACGTGTTGGTTTGCGCCCGGCCGACCTTCGCGACCCTTGATGAAGCGGACGACCTCGTCCACGAAGCGCAGTTTGCTGAAATCCGGTGGCGTGATCGTCCCGATGACGTTCTGACCGCCGGCTTTGATCGTGATGGTCGGTGTTACGGTCACCGGATAGGTGAACACCTGCGTGTAGCTCCCGTTCAGGTTCCAGCGCAGCGGTCCGGAGGCTTCCGCTCCGCCCGCGACCAGAACCTGGATCGCCCGGCTGAACGCCGGGTCGACCAGCAGGACATTGTGAAATCGGTCCAACGGCCAGATCTGCAAGGTCGCCTGCATCTGATTGGCGACCACCTGGTAGGTGATCGATATCAGGCTCGAGGAGGCATCCGGCTGTGGCGACACCACCGTCTGCCACATCTGCTGGCGCATGAAGATGTTGCCGTGATCATCCGTGCCGGTCGCCGAGACCAGAAACTGGTAGGTGCCGGGCTGGCTGGTGGCCGGGAAGGTGGTGCGATAGGTGCCGGTCTTCTTGTCCAGTTGCAGCGAACGCCCGACGCTGCCTCCAGGGTCCTGAAATGCGAGACCTTTTTTGGCGAGGGCCGTCGCTTTGACGAACAGCGCCTGCACGTCGTGAAGTCCCTCCAGGGACCGCAGCGCTTCCGTGTATTCCAGCGGCGTGACGAACTGGCTGGCCAGCCAGTTGTCGAAGCCTTGCCCGCTTCCAGCGATCGCCGCCGTGACGTGCGCGCCTTCGAGCGGCCGCCCCGCAACCGACAACGCCGCCACCATCTCGATCGGATCCCCCGCACGGATGGCCGGCCGCGCCGAGCTGACGCTCAGCGCGAGATCCGAGTCGGTGCTGACGCTGTAGGCGTACTCCAGTGGCGGCAATGCCGCTGCCGTCGCACCTCTGGAGACGATGATCGTCCAGATGCCATAGCGCGGCGTACCGTGATTGAGCAGCGCGGCCGGGCTTGCGTAGAACCGGCGCGAGACGGCGGTCGCGCTGTAGGACATCTCGAAATGGCCGACGTTCTGCGACGTGATCTGCTCGCCGAGCGGCGAGAGGAGCTGCACCTGGAGCAGCTCGCCCGCCGCGGGGCTGGTCCAGCAGACCAGGAATGAGACGCCGCGATCGTATTCCGTGATGATGACCTTGTGACGGTTCTCCTTGCTGCCCGAGGCCAGGACCGCGTCCGGGTCCGCCGCAAATTGAAGGCCGAGCGCGTTCGCCACCGTCTTCTCGAAGCCCATCAGCAGCTGCTCCGACGGAGAGCCGCCGGGATCCGCGGCGAAAAAGTTGGGCGGATTTGGCAGGTTGGTGCCAAGACTGGCATTGGCCACCGCCTTGAGGGTGGTCACGTCGACCTGCCCGCCTCCCGGCTTGCCGTAGGCGACCGAGATCACGCCGATGCGGCGGGTGGGGAAATAGTCCGGCGCGATGTTCCTCGGATCATCGCCGACATTCGACATGCCGTCGGACATCAGCACCATCCAGCGGAAGTTGCGCGCGAAGGCCGGGTCGGCCGAGCCCTTGAATATGCCGGAGTCGGTCGCCGGATTGCTCGGCAGTCCGGCCGCGGCATAGATCCCGCCGGGGCTCCCAACCGTTCCCGCCATCGGCGTGCTGTCGACCGGTTGTGCCGTCAAGGCATGCGTCACGGTGTCCGTCGTGGCTTGGTTGATCGGCGCCTTCTGCACCACGACCTGCCCGACCGAGCTGCCATTTGCGTTCGGATAGAGCACCACGCCGATTGTGTCGCCGGTGCCGGTGAAATTCGGCAGGTTGCTGGTCATGATCTGGCCCATGGCCTGCTGCACCTGAAACCAGCGGGTGTTGCCGCCGGCATCGTTCGTCGCCATGCTGCCGGACAGGTCCAGCACGAACACGAACTCGAAATTGCCGGCGGTCGCGTAGAGCGGAATCGCATTGATGTGCGCCGTCGCTCCGCTCGGGGCCGCGAGCGCATCGTCGCACGTCAGGCTGAAGCTCGTCGCCTGGCTGGCATTGCCGGTCTGCCCGGCGGCGGGCGCCGCGAACGTCGCCTGCAGCGTCGTCGTGTCGGTGCTTCCTGGCGGGACGGTCAAGGTCCCGAGAAGTTGCAGCGAGAACTGGTTCGTGATGCTCGCGGGCGTAAACGCGGTGACGTGCAGCGGGGCCGTGCCATAGTTGCCGACCGGGAGAAGCAGGTTGACTGATTTGCCGGCGATGAGCTGCTTGCCGCTGCCGGGCACGCCGGGACCCGACAAGGTGATGGTCTGCAGAGCGGTTGCGAAATCGATCGCCGGCGCGCCGGTCGATGTCAGATGCCCCTGACCGGGGACCGCGATCCACGACAGCCCGGCGCCCGCGACGTCAGTCGCGAAGGTCAATCCCTTCTGCGCGGCCGCACTGGTTGCTCCGTCATTGATGGTGAACCGGATCTGCCATTGCAACGTGTTGAGGGCGATGCTGTCCCTCGTGAACGTGATCTGATAGAGGCCGCCGCCGAGCGACTTGTAGGCGTAGTTGACCGATCCTCCGGGGACTGTCAGGGCGGCTGTCCCGGTCCCCACTGTCTGACCGAGCTGCGTCCCGGGCGAGTCGAAGCCCGCGGGCGGGCTCCCGGCGGCCTGCGTGAGAATTTCCACGATCGGCACCTGTGGGGGCGTGCCCGACGAATTTGCAGCGTTCGGGTAATCGAAGATCACGAACGTCACGACGATCTTCGTGTCGTTGATGACATCGTCCGTGAAGTCCTCGAACGCGAAAGCATTGATGTGGTTGTCGAGATTGCTCTTCGACGTGTCCGTGCTGTTCAACGGCAGGGTGTCGGAGAGCACGAAGGGATCGATACCCTGGGGGTGGATCGTAGCCATGCTTTTTCCTCCCGACTTTGTCGTTTTCAGGTGACGGTGAGCTGGTCGGCGCTGAGGACTTCGGAAGAGCCTTGCACCGTCACGCCGACCTTGTATTTGGTGTTGGGCGTCAGCGTCGCCGGCACTTTGACGACGATGGCTGTCGGGCTGACACTCACGAAATCGGTGCTGGCGGCCGACACCGTGTTCGCCCCGTGGAAGGTCACCGCGGTGGTCGTGGTCGATGCACCAAAATTGGTTCCGTGCAGAGTGACCGGGCTGCCGCGTGCCTGCGTCACCGGGTTGGTGGTCGGCGTTGTGGTGATCTGGCTCCCCGTCGGGGAGAAGGCGGGTGCCGGTTGCGGATCGACGGTGAACAGCGTGCCGGTCCTCCCGGTCATCGCAGGAACGCCATCCACGCTCGCCGTGATCGTCATCGCGGCGCCCACTTGACTCGACAACGCGTCCGGCACGTTCACCGTGATCAGGGTGTCGGTGACGCTGATGAGATCGCCGCCAAGCAGCGCGTAGACCGGCGGCGCGACATTGAAGGTAATGCGGTTCACGCTGGCGAAATGAGAGCCGTGCAGCAGGATCTGCTGGCCCGTGGGCCGATGGGGCGGATCGATCGGTGTCGTCGTGTCGAACGTCGGGGGCGGCGGCGGCGTATCGACGGTGACCTGCACAGGCGCGGTTGTCTTGCCGATGGCGCTCTGCACCGTCAGCGAATATTTGCCCGGCGCAATCGAGCTCGGAACGGTGACCGCCAGCTGCGTCGACGTGGTCGGCGTCGCGACAATTGCGGGCATCGTTCCCAGCATCACCGTGGCGCCGCCGAGATCGAGATTCCTGCCGGTCACGATCATCGGGTTCTTCTGCCCGGCGAGCACGAGATTGGGAGCCACGCCGTCGATCACCGGGCCGAGCGCGGACTCGATGACCGTCATGCGTTGCGCCATTCGCGCAATCGAGAGCTGCGTCACGCGCACGTCGTTGATCGACACGTTGCCGGCGGCCGGCCGCACCAGTTGCGCGAGCGCGACATACGAATGGAAGGCCGGCTCCGTCGGCGGCGCGGTGGCGTTCTCGGCGACCCGTACCAGGAACTGCGCCTTGGCGCGCGTCGATGTCAGCGAGCCAACATCGTCAGCATTGCCGAGGCCGAGGTCGGTCGTGTCGTCGATCTCGTCCGTCCACACATCCAGATAGACGGTGTCGGTGCGCGGGTCGGGGTCGCCAGCCTGTCGCGCCGACAGGTTCGGCAACGGCGCGGCGCCGGGCGGAGCCGGCTGGCTCGCATAGCTGGAGTCGGCCGCCAGCGTGACGACCATGCCGCCCGCCAGATAGGTGCCGCGCCTGATCGCGAAATCCTGCGGGTTTCCATTCGGCTGGATGGCGAAGTCGGTTGCATCGGGTGCGCCGGCCACCCCGTCGCCGATATGACGGCGCACGATCCGTTGCAGCAGCGCGGAGAGCAGGTCGCCGAGCAGATTGACATCGCGGTCGAGCAGCGGCACGCCCTGCTCGATATGCACCGAAACGTACTGTTTCGCGAGCGCGTCGGCGAGCATCTGAGAGGGCGGCTTCGAGAAGTTGCCTGCAGTCATGACACGGCCTGTTCGTAAACCCCGATGATGCGTTTCATGGGTCGACCGCGATCGGCGCGAACTTGGCGCCGCCGGTTTGCTTCAGGAAATAGATGAGCCGAGTGGAGACCGGGCGGAACGCGGAAAGAAATGCACGCATCCGTTCCGTCGTCTCCAGGTTCCGGGCGTCGCTCTGTCCATCGGTGGGTGTGAGATAGAGGCCGACCGCATCGAGGGCGATCATGCCCTCCTTGGTGCGGCGGCTGTCGTAGGTGTAGTGAAGCCGATCCTGGTAAGTGTGCATCGCGCTCTTGGCCGCGACGTTGGCGAGCTGTGTGCGGCCGTTGGCCGGCGTGACGCTGGTGTCGAACGTGCGGGAGCGATACCAGGCGCCGGTCTCCTGTGAGGCGAGAAACAGGCGCAGGCTGCTGCTCTGGTCGACCACCGCCGCCGGCTGCGAGTTGTTGGCGTGGCTGTTCAGCACCTGCGACGGGGAGCCGAATGCGGGGCCGCTCGCCGACCAGATCCGGTTGCCCTTGCTCATGACCGAGCTTTCCAGCAAGCCACGACAGATCCAGACGGCGGTGCCGTCCACCACGGTCGCATTCTCGCTCGACACGAACGCCGGCTTGGCGGCGCCGCTGGTCCCCGCCTGCGTGCATTCATACCAGAAGCCGTTTCCGCCGGGCGGCACCACTCGCATGCCGATCGCGTAGGCGGTCGCCGGCTGCCACGTCGCGGCGAAACGGTTCGAGTGCCAGAACAGCCAGAGGCTTCCGCTCCAAAGGACGGCGGCCGGAGCTTTGTCGTAGATTCCCGGGACGGCGTCTGTGACATCGGACGTGGTCCAGCTCGATCCGGCCAGAACCGCTTGCCGAATGAAGCTCGCGACGCCCGAGCCCGCCGACCAGAACAGGTGGACCTGGTTTGCCGCGTCGATCACTGCGGCGGGCATCCGGTACTGCAGTCCCTGAGAGACGAGCGCGGGTGCGCTCCAGCTCGTCCCGCCGTCGGTGCTGCTGCTCATCCAGATGGCGCTTCGGCCAGACTGCGTCGAATCCCAGAAGGCGAACAAGGGCGCAGCCGCGGTGCCCGCGCCGGCAAGAGCCGGGTTGCGATCGTCCGCATGTTGCTGCGCGGTTGCTCCGGGTGCGGTGAGGGGACGGGCCGGACCGGCAGCGGTGGTGCCGTTGGCCCAGAGCCGGATCCAGATCAGGTTGCGGCCGCCCCGGTTGGAAGCCCAGGCGAGGACGACGCCATTGCCCAGTCGCGCTGCCGCGGGCGCCTCGTCAAACAGCGTCGGCGCATCGGCGAGGTCGGCAAGCGCGTTGACCGGAGTCGGATCGACTCCGACACGCTGCAGCCAGATGCGCCGTCGCGGCTGGCCGATGCCGCGGCAGGTCCACAGGACGGAGCCATCGACGACCGTTGCGCCGGCGGTGGTCGGAAACACCGGTGCCTGCGCGCCGCTGGTCCCGCTCCTCGTGCATTCGAAATAGATGCCGGGGACGCTGCTCGGCGCGAGCACGGACGGTGACGGAGCGGACGCATAGTTGGTGGACGCCTGCCATTCGGAGCCTAGTCTGGTGGAGTGCCAGAACAGCCAGAGCGTGCCGTCGGCGGCCAACGCGGCCGCAGGGCGACCCTCCGCCCGATCCGGGTCGAACTGGCTGACGGCAGGCTCGATCGCAATCGGATAGATGTTCGGCTGTGGTACTGCCGTCGCGAACGCAGAAGTCGGGTTGGCGCGCGACGATTGAAAGATCTGCCACAGCCGCACCGGCTCAACTGCGTTGGTGAGGAAGACGTTGTTGGCAAATTCCTTCACCTGGCACACCCATCCGGTGCCTCGGCTGGCAAGTGCCTGGATGTTCTGCGCGGTCCCGATGGTGGCGAAGACCTCGGGGGCGAACAGAAGATCGCCGCGCTGCCGCTCCGTCGACAATGTCCGGTCGATCGTCCAACCGATCGTATCGGCCAGATAGGGCAGGTACTCGGCCCGCACTTCCAGTGGATCGTACAGGGTCGGCAGCGCCTTCGCGAGGCTGCGGGCGTGGTCCAGCGCCGGACCGAACACATTCATGAACCGGCGCAGTTGCCAACTGCCCTGATATCCGCTGGCGGGGTGGTCGTAAAAGCGGTGAACCGAAGGCAGCAAGGCGAACAGAGTGTCGGCAAATCCGTAACTGCCGGTCACGAGTACCGAGCCGTTGCCGGCGGCGCTCGGTGGCGAGCCGGTGCCGTCACCCGTGAAGGCACCGTAATAGTAGACCGTGTCCGCCTGCAGCCCGAATGGGCGGCCGTCGCGGTTGCCGGTCGAGGGCTCGCGGTCGTGCACGACCAGCGACCGCATGATCTGCTGCGTGGCCGCGTCAGCAGCCTCGGTGAATTCGGCGGCGCGCAGCAGTGGCGGACGGACGACGCCGCCGCCCGTATAGATTCCGTTGCCGGTGGAGCCATTCAGCGTGAACGTTGTCGGCGTGGTGACGGTGATCGACCACGTTCCATTCGCCGCGGTGTTTCCGGTTGCGCCCGCAATGCTGATCCACGCGCCTGACGTCAGTCCGTGCGCGACGGCTGTAGTCACCGCGATCGGCGTTTCCAGGCTCGCGTCGGCCACGGCGAGCGGCAGGTTGCTCTGGCCCGCCGGTTCGACGAGGCTGGTGCTGAAACTGACGTTGAGCGTCGCGGCGGCGCGCACTGCCGAGGTCGTGGTCTGCTGCTCCTGCCGGCTGAACGGGACCGTGATGGCGGCCGCGCCGGGCGCAGCAGATGTCCACGTGAAAAGATTGGGGCTGGCTGTCTGGCTCGACGTCGTCAGTGGCGAAGCGCTGCCTTGCGCGGTTTGGGTGTAGTCGGTGACCACCGTCGTCGGCCCGGCCGCGACCGGCTGGGTCGAGATCACAACCGTCCCGGCCAGCGCCTCGGCGCCGCCGCCGGGGCGGGCGAAGACCGACAGCGTCGTCACGGCACCGAAGCCTGCATTGCTGCCATTGCTCGCCGCCAGCCGGGTCACCGAAGCAATCCGGGAGGTCTGCGGCGCGCCGCCCGCTTGCGGATGGATGCGGACAATCACCTGCGCTGGCTGAGCGTCGCCGGGCGCAGCATAGAATGCCACCAGTTCGGCCTGTGCGCCCCCGCCCTCGGCGCGCGGATTGTCGAGCAGGTAGCGCGAGCTATCGATCCGGCCCCACGGGGTGCCGGCAGTGGCGTCTGCGAACAGGTCGGCGAGGTCGAGCACCACCCGGCCGTCATCGGCCGACGCCGGGTAGCCCCAGCGCCGGCGCACCAGCAGCAGGCTGCGCGGCGGCGTGCTCGGCGCCGACCAGGTCAACGACAGATCAGCCCCGTATCCGAGGAGGCTGGCGCCGGCGCTGATCGCGACAGAAGCCATCAGCTTGCACCCGGTTGCATGGTAAGGTGGCTGGTGTTGCCGTCGAACCCCTGCCAGCTCGGCAACTCGCTCGCGTCGTTCTGACCGAAAACGAGCTGGCCGCTCTGCGGCACGCCGGTCACGTAGGTCGGTCCGCTCGCGAAGGTCGTGATGTTGACGCCGGCGACGCCTTCGATCTCCTGGATGACCTCGTAGAGCTTGCTGATATAGAGCGTTTGGTTGAATTGAACGCGATCGAAGCTGAGCAGATCGGCAACGGTCTGCTGCACCTGCTGCTGGACAAGATTGGCGGCATACTGCGGGCGCACGAACACGACGGCGTCGATGTAGACCGGGACGTAGATGGGACCGACGATCCTGACGATCGTGTTGAGCATCCGCTTCGGGGCGAGATAGGTCTGAAGATCCTGCACCAGCGTCGCGCTCGGGCCCCCGCCACCAGCCGGCGCCACGACCAGCTTGACGGTATTCCATCCGGAGGGTTGCGCCAGCGCCTTGGCGATGCCGAAGGCCTGGACAAGCGCCACGTAGTCGGAGTTCGTCACGGCGCGGTCGCCCGAACGGAACTGCTGCGGGCCGCGCCTTGCGGCGTCGGCGGTGTCCTCGGCGTCGGCCCCGCCGGTCGCGGGCGCCTGGTTGACCACCAGCTTCAACTGGTCAATCGCCGTCACCGGCTTTGAGATGGCGAGCGCGGGGACGTTGCCCTTCGCACCTCCGCCGCGCGCGTATGTCGCCGTGATGTTGTTGAGGCCGCGCAGCGGCGCGCGACCGTACGGATTGCCGCCGAACTCGATCCACACCACGCCGTTCTCGTCGACGCGCACTGCGTAGCTCGCATCCGAGGGCTGGCTCGCCAGCAGGCTCGATACCCGCGTCCAGGTCACGGGTCCGGCGCCTTCGTCGACGCTGATCACCAGCGTGTCCTCCACCACCGGGGATTGGCGCAGGGGATAGCGCTGTCCGGCCGACCCGTCCGACGACGCGACGATCTCGTTGCTCACATTGGCGTCGACCTGAACGACCGGCAGAGTTTGATAGGCGCGATAGAGTGTGCTGCCGGCCGCCAGCGGCGACGGCAGGGGCTTGCGGGGATCGGGGATTTGCAACGCCCCGCGTGCATCGACGATGGCAAGAGGCAGCGCGCCTCGATCGATGGTGATCGGCGTCGCCTGGATGTACTGGAACGTGAGCGGCGTGCCGGTCACGGCCGAGGTCGTCTTGAATGCCGCCCAGGACGGAATGGTCACGGTGCCGGTCGCTGCGCTCGGGAACAGCAGTGTGAGGTCCGCCGAGGCGGAGACCGGCGGACGCAGCTCGTAGCCGATCAGCCGCAGATGTTGCACGACGCTGCGGCGCTCGACGGCGGTGGCGAGAAAACTTTCCCCTGCGATCCGGTCCTGATTGTAGAACAGCGAATCGCCCATCGCGCAGAACAGCTCGAGCAGCATGACGCCAAGATCGTTGGGCGATTGATCCGTCCACTCCGGCATCTGCCGCCCCGCGAGGTCCTGCAGGGCGGACAGCAGCGACGCATAATCCTTGTTGGTGTACGGAATCGTCGGCATCGTGCTCGGCACTCCTGTCACAACGCACCGAAGGCGACCGGGATGGTCAGGCTCTGCGCGGCCTGGGTCCGCCGCACGACGTAGCGGACATCGACCTGTACGCCGGCGAGGTCATTATCGGACCCGGAGACCGTCAGCTCCTGCAGCAGCACGCGCGGCTCCAGCAGCCCGACCGATTTGGCGATCTGCTGCTGGATGATGGCCCACACCACCTGGTTGTTCGGGTCCTGCACCAGTTGCCGGAGTCCCGAACCGTAGGTGCGCCGCATCACCCGCTCGCCGATATTGGTCATGATGATGTGCACGACGTTCGCCCGCAGCTTGTCGTCATCGCTCTGCGCCTGCACGCCTCCGGTCGCCGGGTCGATGCGAAACGGGAAGGCAAATCCCCGGATGCCGGATGCGGTGGACGCTGCGGACGCGGTGGATGCTGCCACGGCTCTCTCCCTTCGCTACACGGCTGTCAGCTTCGACTGGCCGGCGCTGGACTGAAGCGACCCGGGAGGCTTCCCGTCGGTCAGGCCGGACAGGGTGTCGAGCACTGCGGGAAGCCCGCCGACCGTCAGCTTCTGCGCAAGGCTCGTCGGCAGGACCGAGAGCACTGTCATGCAGGGACTCGTCGAGCTGCTGGCCGGCGTCGCGCAATGTGCGACGGAGCTTCCGACCACCCCTGAGGCGATCAGCACGGCATTGCCGCCGATGGTCAGCTTTGCCGAACTGCTGACCTGGACGGCTCCCTGATGGCCGCACTCCACGTCGCTGGCTGTGGTCAGAGCCTTGCTCATGGTCAGCTCACATCCACGGTGCTGGCGACCTTCAGCGTGACGTCGGGCCGGCTGAGTGCGATCTGCGAGCTGTCGAGCGTCAAGCTGCTTTGTCCGCAGGTCGCCGTGACGCCGTTCTCGTCGATTGTCAGGCTGGCGCCCGTCCCACTGCTCGGCTTGAAGTTGAGCGCGATCGCCTTCTCGGACGTGATGGTGATGCCGTTCTTGTCGAACGTCAGGATTGCCTTCTGCACCCCATGGTTGATGACGATCTGCTCGCTGCCGCTCGTGTCGTCGAGTTCGATGACGTGACCGGACTTCGTGCGGATGATTTTCTGATCCTGGGTCGGCGCGTCGCCGTCGGCCGTCTTCGGCGTCGCGTCCTGCGGATACCAGACCGCTGTCCAGATCGGGAAGTTGATGTCGCCGTTGACGAACTCGACCCATACATTGTCATTCTGCTCGGGCACGAAGAAGAAGCCCGGCAGCAGCCCCGGCGCCGCCCGCACCTGGAGCGGTTGGCTTCCCGAGCCATCGGCGGTTTCCTCGAGGATTCCCGGAACGGTCACCAGCACCTCCCCGCGATGCGCTCCCGAGACAGGCGGTCCGTTGTCAGCCACCACGCCGGCATATTTGCCGAAATAGCGGTCGGCCAGCTCGCGGCCGTAACGCGCATCATCACCGCCGTACGTCACCATCACCTCCTGCACTCGAATTCGCTGTGATATCCCTGCTCGTCGAGAATGTGCCGCACCTGCGACAGGAACCAGGTGCCGGAGAACCGCCCGCCGACGTCGCCGATCAGGATGTTGGTCTGTGCGACGAGCTGCCGGATTCCGACCGACGTTCCTCTCCCGCGCATGCCGAGCAGGCTGGTGGAGAACTGGTTCTGCGCGATCACGCTCTGCTGCTCCTCGGAGATGAAGGTCGAGGTCGCCTCGCGTACCGATGTGCCGAGGTCGGTGCGCAGCGCGGCCTGCGCGGCGCTCGCTGCCGCAATCAGGTCGCCGAGCCGGGACGCCTTGTCGGGCTGGGCGGCGCCAAGCGCCGCCAGGTTCTCGCTGAAGAAATCATCATCGGTGGTACCGGCATTCTGCACGTTGGTGGTGTCGATCTCGGTGGCTTCGCCGGTATCGTAGTCGATCCCCGACAGCACGCGTGGCAGCTCGATCTGACTGGCGTCGACGCTCGAGTCGAAGCTCAGCAGGCGATTGTCGACGTCGGACCGGCCGTAATAGACGGCAACTGCCGGGTCCATCGTCATCGCCGCGTATTGGGCGATGAAGTGCAGCGTGTCGTCGTCGTCGCCGGCGGTCACATACAGTATGCAGCCATACGTCGCGGCAAGCCGGCGAAGAAAGGCGAGATCGGTTTCCTCCTGCTGGCGCAGGCCGTTGCCGGTAAATGTCGGGTCGCCGAGCAGCTTTATCTCGACCTTGCTGAAATAATCCGATGCGATGCTCTGCACGATGTCGGAGAGCGCGCTATCGGCCGGCCACACGCGGTTTCGCTTGCGCAGGCCCATTTGCATGCTCGGGTCATAGGCGTTCACCGCGACGGTCGGCGTCTGCTGGGTCGGAAACGAGCCGTTGACCTTGTAGATGCGGCCGCGGAAGACGACGGCATGATCGTCGTCGGTGCCGAGCTCGGCCTCGACGTCCATGCCTTCCTGGATCGCGTGGCTCAGCACCTTGAACGGGTCGGCCAGCTCCGCCACCAGGGAGTCCGGCACGCCCTCGCTCTGCTCGATCGTGAGCGAGGAGAGATCGTCGGACGCCTCGTAGCTGACGCCGCTCGCGCTCACCGTCAACCGATAGTAAAGGTCACCTGGCACGCATCACCTCGCCGGAACGCGGGTCGCCGCGCGGAGCGGCGGGATCACCAGGACGTCGCCCGGCGACAGCTCGAGTGGAAAGCGGGACGAATTGGCATCCGCGATGCGCCACCACAGGTCCTCGCGGCCGTAATAGGTGAAGGCGAGCAGGTCGAGCGTCTCGCCTGCCTTGACGGTGTGAAGGAGGGAATCCGGATAGCTCTGCAGCGGCGGTGTCGGGCGCAAGGCGAGGCTCGCCACGCCGTCGATGGCGACCGTGGACAGGCCGGCATAGCGGGAGAAGATCGTCACTGCCATTACGAGCCTCCGTCAGAACACGCGGATGTTCTGCAAGCCGAGCGCGGCGAGCAGATTGCGGTGCTGCTTGTCGAGCTGATAGAGCGCGTTGCCATCGTCCTCGATCACGTCGAGCGTGACAGTGACGTCGGCCCGCACCGGAGCAAGGGTGCTGTTGAACTGCGTCTCGTTGATCTTGATATCGGTGACGACGCATTCGAGGATCTTGGTGCCGAACCCGAAATAGCAGGTCGGCGGCGAGGCCAGTCGCTTGCCCGGCGTGGAGCCTCCGAGCAGGTTGCTGACCATCCCCCAGGCATCCGCCTTGGGATAAAGGAACGACCGCAGCTTCGCCAGTTCGGTGGAAATCCCGTTGTCGAGCGGCGTGGGATTGATGGCGTTCGTCCCCTGTTCGAGGCCGTGTATCTTGATGTCGAAGGTGATGGTGCGGTTGCCGCCGCCGGTATAGACCTTGCCTGGCGCGTTGCCGGACAGCGTGGACGCGCGGTCGGCGTAGTTCACGGACTTGTTGTCGCTGACGGACTCCGGATTGTACTGGAACGTCACTACGAGCGGCGGAATCATCGTGATGTTGGCGATGAACCCGCGCAGCACCTGATTTTGCTCGTTACTCATGCTACTCGATGCGGCCGGTCAGCGGAGCTTGCCGCTGCGAAACCGCTCCTCCTGTGTGATCGTCCGCATGCGGCTCAGCATGCGACGTGCCGTGTCGTTGTCCGCGGGCTCGGGCCGCGCCGCGGCCGGATGAGGCCGGCTGGTGAAGGCCGCGATCTGTCGCCTCAGATCATCCAGCTCGCGGCCCAGGAAGCCGCGCAGCCCGACGGCGAGCGCCAGCAGATTGCCAATGTTGTGCGATGTCGGGGGAGTGCCCGAGGCGACGAGCGGCGGCAGCAGCGCCGCCGACTTGCCGGTGAGCGCAATCATGGCGGACGGTGGCGTGTCCGCAGCATTCTCAGTCTGACGCTCCGAGGAAACCGGCGCGCCGGCTGCCCTCGCCGGGCCGGCCATCGCGATCGTGCGAGACGGCAGCGGAGGCTCTGCCGAGCGGCCCAGCGACTGGTGTATCGCGAGTGGCTCGTGCGCCTGGAGCTGATGCGGCGGACTGGCATCGCCGCGGCCCGGCGCGAGTGGTGCGCCCGCAGCCGCGCGATCCGACACCTGCCGTGTCATCAGGCGTGCGGCCGCTTGCCATGACGGCAGACTCGGCGCCGCGTGGCCGGCCGCGGCGGGTCGAGCCGCGTCGATCCTTCCGGTGAAGCCCGCCAGCGACGGCGCAGCCTCCCGGATTCGCGGCATCCCGCCGCCGTGGTGCCAGATTGTCGGAAGAACTCGTCGCTCGATGAGGACAAGCCCTGGCACGATGGACGCGAGCGTCGGCAACGACACATCGCGCCCGCGCTGATGGGGCGTGGAGACCTGCTCGTCCCCGCGGGGCTGCGGCCCGCTTGCGCGACCCGGATTGAGATCGTCCCGGGCGCCTGCGTTCGCGGCAGTCGGCGATGCGCGATCGTCGTTGCGGGCAGCTGCCGGGACGGTGGGCGCTGACAACGGGCTCGGGAGTTGCACGAGGGAGGCCGCCGCGCGATCCTGCAAGGCGGCCGAGACAGCGACGGCTCCTGACGGCAGCGGAGCCGCGCGGTCCGGCCAATCGCGCGCGACGGCGACGGCTGCCGACGGCGGCGGCAGCGCACCGTCGCTCGATCCGGGCTCCCCGATCAGGCGACCCGTCAACCATGGCAATTCAAAGCCGGGCGATTGCGCGGTCCATCGCGCATGCCGCCGTGCCAGCAGCAGCAGCAGAGGCAGTCCGGGCAGGCGCCGGCTGCGCGACACGGCCCGCCGCATCCTGGCTGCGCCGAGCAGGATGGCGATCGGCAGCGGCAGCGTCTCGCGCTCCGGCTGGCGCAGCGCCGCTTGTCCATCGCGATCCGTGCCGGGCGTCGTCATCGCCGCCTCAACTGTTCTGCCAGCTCCTCGGCCGCCTGGTTGTCCGCCTCGATCCGCGCCGCCAGCATGCGCACGTATTCCTTCCTCTCCGGCACCTCGAGCGCGATGATGTCGTTGCGCGACCAATGGAGGTGATAGGCCAAGTAGAATGTCTCCTCGCGCAGCCGGTTGTTGTTCAGACGAGCAAAAAAAAATTGGTCGGCTCGAGAAAAGCCTCGAACGGCGATGAACAGCTCGCGCAGCGCAGCGAGCGGCGCAGATCGATTCCGGGCGCGTCACCGTCGAGCGTCCGGTAGATGGCCTGGCGGTCGCCGAGCGTGAGATCGCGCAGGATCTTGATGCCATATGCCTCGAGCGCGGCGCGCGGCAGCGTGCCGAACGCTTCGATGCAGCGCAGGATCAGCGCATCGCGGGCGCGCAACGGATCGCGCTCGGCCGTCTCGGCGACGAACTCCTCGTCGTCACCGCGCGGCAGCCGGATACGGATCTCGGTGTGAAGCTTGCCATCGCGGTCGCGGTAGCCGTCCTCGAGCGCGATGGTGCTCGCGCGCGGAGCGCCGTCGCCCTCATGACGCCGCACCGGGATGTGGCCGAGGTCTTCGACGATCGCGAGATTGGCTCCGCAGGCCGGACACGAATAGTTGCACGGCAGCGCGTCGCCGAGCGTGAATCGCCGGATCTCCAGAAGCAGGAAGCTGCGGTCGCCGGTAAACAGTCGCGACACCATCGCCGGCGTCACGGCCTGTTCGTCGCCGAGCCGGACCAGGCATCCGGCGATCAATTGCGTGATGAGGCGGCCGGACGACAGCGACGCGTCATACAGCAGGGACTCCTCATGGCCCCGCATCTTGCGGATGGCGACCTGCCTGTTCAGCCGTCCGGTCGCGTCCACATGGCCGACCGGCAGCGTGAGCTCGCGTTCACCCGGGTTCATGGCGCTACACGGTACATTCTCTCGATCGCGAGGACGATCGTCTGCTTCATCAGGCCGGAGCTCGCGGCGTCGAGGTCGCTGAATTTCGACGATTTGATCCAGGCGCCCTCGAAGGCGTAGCGTAGCACTTCGACCCCGAATTGCTTTTTCACGACCGAGCCGTTCTTGCGCAGCGGCGATCCGCTTCCGGGCGGCACTCCCGAGCCGTCGATCTGGAACATTTGCTGGAACCAGGTGAGGAACGCGGCATCCGCCGGCGAGCCGTCCATGTTGCGCTCGAGCGTCAGGTCGCCGAACTTGACGATCCCCGAGCTGATCTTGTGCGTGATGTTGGAGCCTCCGTCGGGCTGCTCGATGGCTTCGACCTCTCCATCGCTGAGCCCGCTGACCTTCGTGACGCCCGGGCTGTCGATCCCGTCGATCTCGACCACGAATTCGTGGGTCCGGAAGGCTTCGGTAAATCCTGCAGTTGCCATCTCGCTGAGCTCCTGTGCTGTCTCGTCAGCAGACCGTGGCGATCAGGTCTCGGTCGCCGTCGCACCGGCTTCCTGCTGCCCCACCGTGATCACGATCGTCTCGGCAGGGCGAGACGGATAGAAGTAGACCTCGACGTTGAGAATGCCCTGCTGGATGTTGCTTGGCGGATTGTTCTCCGCGTCGACCTTGACGGTGAACACGTCCTTGGCGGCGCCCGGCCCGAACGCGCCGGCGCGCCACAGCCCCATCAGGAACGGAGTGACGGAATTGTATTTGATCTTGTTCCACAGCGTCGGATCGTTGGGCTCCTGCACCACCCACCGCAATCCGGTCTTCAGCGAACTCTTCACGTAATTGAAGAGCAGCCGGACATTGACGTAGAGCCAGAGCGTGTTGGTGCTGAGCGTGCGCGAGCTGTCGATGATGATGCCGGCGCCGGCGATCGAACGGATCGCGTTCACGCTGCCGTTCTTGACGAGATCGGTATGATCGATGTCGTTGAGGGATGCCCGCACGGCGAGCGCGTTGCTGACGAGCGCCCCGTTGCCTGCGGGCGCCTTCCATATGCCGCGCTGCTGGTCGGTGCGCGCGTAGACGCCCATCACGTGGCCGGTCGGCGGGATCCAGATCAGCGTGCCGATCGGATCGACGACCTGGATGAACGGCAGATACAGGGCGCCATACACCTTGTCGCCCTGCAGCGACTGGCCATAGGTCTTTGCCGCCGCGAGCGGTTGCTGGCCGCCATCCGGGACGTGGCCGACGAACATGCAGTCGCCGCGATTGGCGCAGTAGGTGAGCGCCGCCTGAACCACGGAGGTGTCCGCCGATTCCGGACACGCGAGAAGTTCGATGGGCAGCGTATCGAGAGGCGAGGGCGTCGAAAACGGCGCGGCCAGCGCCGTATTCAGCTGTGCGCCCGACAAGGTGTCGTCGGCTGCGCCGCTCAGCGCCGTGTAGCTGCCGCTCGCGGTCGCCGCCGGAGGCGCCGATCCAGTCGCCGCCACGGTGATGTATTTGGACCCGGTTGCCGGATCATTGATGACCGACGGGAGCTTGTATCCGGCTGCGCCCGACATCGACAGCTTGGGCCAGGTTTCGAGGACCTTGTAGGTCGTGGTGCCGCCCGCGCTGGTGCCTTGCGCGACCACGAGGTCGAACGCATCCTTGACGTTGGGGTTGCTCGTATTGCTGACGATCGCGATGCCGATCGACTGTCCCCACGTTCCGGGATCGGCGACGCCGCGGTATCCGGCGGTCACCGTCAGTGCGGTCGTGCCGCCGCCACCTCCGCCACCTCCGCCACCACCTCCGCCGCCACCTCCACCTCCACCGCCTGCCGCTGCGGCCGCGAACGTCCCGGTTGCCGCCTTCGCGACCGTGGCATCGGCGATCCGCAAGACATAAGCAACCGATCCGCCATTGTCGAAGAATCCGCGGATCGCATAGGCGCCGACGAAGCTCGTCTGTGTGTCGCCGCCTCCCGGCAACTTCACGTAACTACCGAAGTAGTCGGTGAACTGCGTGAAATTCGAGATCTGGCGGACTACGCCGGGAACGCCGCGCTGCGCGCGAATGACGAAGCCGGCAACAGATGTCGGCGCGCCTTGAATGCTGGGCGTTGCACCGTTGACCTCCACCAGGTTGATGCCGAGATTGAACGACATGC